TTACCCTTGGATGTTTTGATTATAAAGTTTTCATTGATCGTCTTTTTCATTCTGCGATCGAATCTATCAAGAGGTTCTAAAGGCCACAGTTCATTTAAAATAACTAATTTATGTTCGAAGGAAAGACTATCAAAAAGATGTTCACATATGAAATTTAATAAAATATTTTGTTCGATTTTAAATGGTGGTGTATTAAGGATCTGTAGAACGGAATGAAGACCTGCCGCCCAATTATCATCGCAACGTTCATCACTGGTAGCACATCTATATAATTTACGCAGTGTATCTATGATATCCATAGCTGGCGCTTGTCTTCTTTCTTGAATATTTTTTAAAATTATTTTACCTCTTTTGTAGGCTAGAGATCGACTTCTTTCGTAATAAGGGATTTGTTTATCATCAATATTGAGTGGTTGAAACATATAATAATCCCCTATGTTTACCAAATGCCCTAATCTTCCAAACATGTCTGTAACATATTGATTTTGATCATTAATTAATTGCGATAATGCAGAATTAATTTGCATTAGGGGATATGGTTTGTTGGCGCGAATACGATTCACTAAATCTGTTTTTGAATATACATATTGTTCTTTCATGAGATTAGAGATACGACGTATTATCTTATCTATATTCATTAAAATAAATGTTTCGTTATAAGTATCATCGTTAATATCATCTGCTGTTATTTTCTTAAAGGGGGTACATTTATACGCACATTTTTCCATATAATCGCAAAGTGATGAGTAAGGTTTATTTTTAATATTAAAGGGTGTGCGTGATTTTTTTGATGCAAATATTTGGTTGACTGTCTTATCAATCGAAAGATTATTATATGATGCGTTGAGTATGCAGTCAACGGCATTTTTTTTAAGAATTCTACTTATCTGTCCTATGCCGACCGCTTTTATTTCTGCTTTGCGATACATGTATAAGTCGGCGGATTCTTCACCTTTTTTTTCATTGAGTCTTGACCCATATAGGTATAGTTCAACATTACGATCAACATATGGTAAATTTTTATGACTGCAGTTGCGAACGGCTCTTCCAATTACTTGTTCCGTCCTATTAAGATTATACCAAGGCTCTAGAATATGTACTTGCCGTATATTTTTAAAATCGAGTCCTTCAGCGCCTGCTTTTGTAATTATCACAATTTTTACTATTTCCCCGTTAATATTATCTGCATCTGTGATGGCTTTCATTTCGATTTTATTTTTATTAGGGGATAAATTAATATCTCCGGTAATCATTGCATACTTGGCGGGTTTAAAGGGTTTCGTCGATTCTTGCGGATCAAGGGTGTCGAAAGATACTGGTGGGTGTGGCGGGGTCCCGAAGAGCGAGGGTCGTCCAAATCGTGTGATGCCCATTTCTTCTAGCGCGAGGGCGACGGGAATGCATCCTGCATCTAGGTATTGTGAATAGATTAAAATTATTCCCTTTGATTTTTTGATTGTATTGGTGAAACTGGCAATTTTTGCACTATATTTGTATATTTCATCCTGTGAAAATATGTGTCCATATTTTTTCAATACACTACTTCTATAATTAAAATTTTGTTTTTTTTTATTATATTTCATTATTCGCTGTAATCCTTTTTTCCCGTACAAATTTGTTTCATCTTTGATTGGTAAATCGTAAGGATATATCATATTTAATGATTGGATGGCAGTTCCTATAGCCTCATAACCCAGACCTGCTTTGACTGATAGCTTGGTAGGAAGTTTTTCTTTTATTTTATCGACAACAGCATTATACCCCACATCTTGATAGGCGTCCAGCTGTACTATATATAAATCCAAATGTTGTATAGGATTAAGTATATCAATATTATTTATCTGTTGAACAGGATAGAACCTACCACGGTTATTTTTTGATACTTTTTCTTCTATTGCTCGCAAAGAATATTTTTTTTTGAATGTTTTTGGCCATATTCGGTAAGGAAATGTATAGGGATTTTGACCTCGCAAATAGGATACATATCCGATTGCTTTAGAAATTAGCGTTTCTATATCAACCTCTCCCTTTTTATTGAAAATATCGGACATTTGCACAGGAGGTCTTTTATCATTAACATTCATAATATTTAACAACCATACTATTTCTTCGCGGTTATTATACATTGGGGTGGCAGAGAGAAAGAGGAGTTTTAGATTAATTGTATTTTTTACGACTTTTAACAAGTTAATAGCCACCTTTTTTTGTGGATTATCCGCTGAATGGCGTATATTGTGTACTTCATCAATGACAATTAATGAATCAGAAAATCTTTTTTGTATTAACTTGTTTTGTTTATCTTCGTCCTTGACTAGCTTTAATATTCGCTCAATTAAATTGGAGAATTCAGTATAACCTATAAATTGGTATGAAGATCTAATGATTTTATTTACTTCACGAATAACAAGATCTCGCGATAAATGTTTCATATTCATGGGATTGATTTCCTTTAAATAGGAATTTCCTGTGCACGCTTGTAAATTCCATAACCCATTTATTTTTTTAAGTTTTCTGTGATCGAAGAGTTGTGTTTTAAAATTTTCTTTTACATTTGGCGAAGCTACAACCCATATTTTTTTCATATTATTGGTTTGTTTTTGATATTCTCTTTGTGTTTCGCATACTGAAATGGCGGAACACGTTTTGCCTGTCCCGAGTCCGTGATAAAGTAGCAAACTATTATAGGGAGTTTGTGAAGAAAGAAAATTGCGCACAAACAATTGGTGAGGCATTAATTCAAATTCTTTTTCGTGACAAAGGAAATTTCCATATTTCCGCACATTATGGATGTCTTCTTGAGGATAGCGTGTATCCCAGAATTGTCGTTGTTCGCTTATTTTAATATTAAAATCAGGAGCACCTACCAATGGATATAAAAAATCATAATTTTTTTTAATAGTATCATTTTCGTTCATATTAATATACTATAAGATTAATCTATATTTATCTAATGTATTATTTATTTTATTAATGAGGTCCTTCTTTTCTAAATGATAAGGTCTTATAAATGATAAGCATTTTTCTAAACTTAGCCAATTTACTTGACTTACTTCACTTTTTTGAAAATCATTTATTGGTTGCACATCTTCATTGAGCATACCTATAAAATATTTAGATTTATAAGATTTAAAGTTGGACCCTGTATAGATTTCTTCAAATGGTATTATGTTTTGAATAATATTGATATCATGTTTGCTATACCCAGTTTCTTCCTCAAACTCTCGTAAGGCGCAATTTAGGTCATTTTCTTGATAATTGCGTCGTCCTTTGGGAAATTCCCATTCTGGCGAGCTCCACCGCGTATTGCTTTTTTGTACTAGCATTTTGAGATTATATTGCTCTCCATTTTTGAGTTCTTGCCCTTGAGTTATTGCATGGAACTTTTCTTTGGATATACTTTCTTCGCCCCTATATTGCATACCAATAAATTCGCCCCATAATCCTTGCCATAATGCTTTGAAATCCTTTTCGATAATACTTTTTTTTTCCTCGTTGGTCATTTCATTAATAAGATTGCTGATATGTAGGGGCGAATATATTTTATATTTTCCCCGCATAAAATCAACAAATCCTAGACTGTTTTTTCTGCATATCATGAGATATTCTCTTTTATTATTGCGTATTCTAAATATTATAAGTCCAATACTGGTAATAGGTCTTTTACATTGATGATATAAATGTCCTTGTTTTCCACAATTATTGCAAAAACTGTATTTTGCCATATTTATGTAGAAATGAAATAGTTTTTATATGCTTTGCTATATAATGAATCCTGAAGTTTGGGGTCCTCATTTTTGGTTTACATTGCATACTATGTCGATGACATATCCTATTCATCCAAATACTGTAACAAAAAAAAAATATTATGAATTTATTACTAATTTACCTATTTTCTTGCCAAATTCTGATATAGGAAATCATTTTGCAAAATTATTAGACGAATATCCTGTTGAACCTTATTTAAGTTCCCGAATATCTTTTATTAAATGGATACATTTTATCCATAATAAGATTAATGTATCTTTAGGTAAGCCTGATATACCATTTTATGATTTTTTAGAATGGTATCACAAACAGTATCTTCCCAAGGATATTTGTGATAAAGAAAAAAAACTATTGAACAAAAGATATATTGAAATTGCTGTGATTGTGATCTTAATATTATTGGTATGCTACTGTTGGAAAAAATAAATATGATATATAGGTATATGAAATTAGAATTATTAATTTTTGGTATTACAGGATTTTTAATCTTGAATACTTATTATGATGGTAAGTATACAAAAATGTTAATGTTAGGGCAAAAGTATTTTAAGATGGCAATGTTTGGGTTTATTGGCATTTCCATTTATTTATTTATAAAAAAAAATCCCAAACAATCCAAAACACTGCTTGGGCACGCAAATGATATTATTCGTTATATGCCCATAGATAAGAACACAGCGGATATGGTTGCACCTTTATTTGACTTCACTTCTGCGCAACAAAAAATGTCGGAAGGTATTGT